AGTAAGCAATCCTTTACCGCCATGGGCGTTGAAAAGGAATCTATCCCATTTGCGGATTTTAGTAAGATGTTTTTTGACCAGACAGTCTTTCCCCATCATCAGGACTGGGTAGACCTACTGGAAGGGCGCGAACCTTCGTGGCTGCACCCGTCTATAATTTATGAGCCAGGTGAAGGGAACCGCCTGCTAATTAACGTGCCACCTGAGCATGCTAAATCCACGGTTGTCACCGTGAACTATCCGACTTACCGCATCGCCCTCAATCCTAACATCCGCATCATCGTGGTATCAAAGACATTGAATAAGGCACGCGAGTTCGTATACGCTATAAAGCAACGACTGTCCCACCCACGCTGGCTTAAACTGCAGACCGCTTATGGTCCAGAGGGCGGCTGGAAAGAGGACGCAGATACTTGGCGTACCGATACTGTCTATCTTGGCGGCGATGCGCGTAACTCTTCAGAAAAAGACCCAACGCTTCAGGCACTGGGTATGGGCGGTCAGATTTATGGTGCCCGTGCCGACCTGATTATTCTTGACGACTGTATCACTACCGCTAACGCCCATGAGTGGGAACAGCAGATGAACTGGCTACAGAAGGAAGTTATTACTCGTTTGGGTAAGAACGGTAAACTTCTAGTAGTAGGGACTCGAATTGCGGCAAACGACCTTTACAAAGAACTTCGCAATCCTAAGCACTGGTCTGGCGGTAAGACACCGTTTACCTATATGGGTATGCCTGCAGTTCTTAACTATGCTGAGAAACCCGAAGACTGGGAAACCCTATGGGCTGAGTCGGATGTTCCGTGGGATGGTGATTCGGATACTCCGAAAGAGAATGGATTCTATCCTAAGTGGGATGGACCAGCGCTCTTTAAACGCAGAAGCGAAGTTACACCCTCAACATGGGCACTTGTCTACCAGCAAGAAGATATCCAAGAAGACTCCATATTCCCGCCAATACTCGTGCAGGGAGCGACCAATGGGATGCGCAAGCGCGGACCGTTAAAGGCTGGAGCAGCAGGACATCCTCCACATGTTGAGGCACACACTGTAATTGGATTTGACCCTGCTATGGCAGGTAACGCTGCATTTGTTGCGTGTTCTTACAACAGAGCAGATGGCAAGATTTACGTGCTCGACTGCATTAACATGGAAGAGCCAACACCACAAAAGATTCGGGCGACAATTGAAGAACTCGTTATTAAATACAGACCACAAGAGTTTCGAGTTGAAATCAACGCACATCAGAAAGCCTACTCACTTGATGACGACCTACGAAACTGGCTTGCTGCATACGGCGTACGGCTTGACGCGCACTTCACAGGGAAGAATAAATGGGACACTTCGTTTGGTGTTGCATCAATGTCTAACCTCTTTGGCACTGTCCGTGAAGACAAGTTTCAAAAGAACAACATATTAGAGTTACCTTCGTCTGAAGGTTCTGAAGGTATCAAAGCCTTAACTCAGCAACTACTAACGTGGAAGCCAGAGACTAAGGGCAAGACCGATACCGTCATGGCTTTATGGTTTGCTGTGATTCGCATACGCGAACTGATGCAGGCTAGTAGCCGAACATCGCAGTATGCAACAAACCGCTGGGCAACACGTGCCCAGATGGACCAACGCTATGCAGTAAACCTCGATGAGATGTTTGCTGAGCAATGGCAAGAAAACTTCGGATAAGGAAAATATATTATGGCACAAATGAGAAAGTCAGCGGCAAAATCAGTTAAGGTTAGTTCTAACGTTACTGTTAAAGCGCCAAAGGGTAAAACAATTTCATCAGCAGAAGAAGCACGTCTTAAGAACATTAACAAACTTGCTAAGTCAACTAAGGCAGGTACTAAGGCAAGCGCTAAAGCATTAAAGGCTTCTGGCAAGCCTAAGCCAAAAACAGATACTGTATATAAGACATTTACTAATCCAAATAATTTTGATTACGGTAAAATAACTGCGCGTGATTTAGCAAAACAAGAAGTAGCAAAGCGCAAAGAAGCAGCAGCAAGACAAGCACGACTAGGTGGTGGCGGTCTTCGCGGTGGTATGGGTATGGGCGGCGGCGGCGGTAGCGGTCGTAGTAACGTGAACCGCTAATGCCAAAAAAGAATACTCCTGCAATTAAAAAACTTACAGGTCCTCGTTCACCAGCAAGTGGTGTTAAAAAGCCTATGCCTAAAATAACAGGTGTTAAGTCTGGTGAAAAGAAGTTAATGTCTAGCGCAACCAAAAAGGTTAAAGTAGAAGGACCAAGTAACTACACACCAAATAGCAAAAAGTACCAACTTCCAATGACACCTGCTCAGATGCAGCGTTACAATAAATTGGCAAGCAGTCCTAAGACTAGCGACACAGTTTTTACTATTCCTAAAGGTGCTGCAAAGTTGCCACAAAAAGAAATTGACGCAATGCAAAGACGTAGAGTTGCAGACCGTAAGCGTACATTATCTCGTGCTGAGTCAATTATTCGCCGCACTAAAATCAAGTAAGGAAACAAAATGCCAGTACCAATAGCAGCAGCAGTAATTGCTGGAACCATGGGCGTAGTAGGTGGGCGCTTGGTTAAAAAGCAATACGACACTCACAAGAAACTAGAAAAATTAAACAAGAATACTTCGCGCACTGAAAGTGGTATTAAAGGTCGCGGTGGAGCAAACGTAAATAAACTTTACAAGTAATTCTTAATCAATCGTTAGGACAATAATGTTAACAATGGACCAGATTGGCGCGAGAGTCCAGACTCTGCGCTACCGTGCGCATGGTCGTGACCAGCGCAACGGTGACGTACAGATGGTGCGCCAAGGAAAGATTAGTCAGGTATACCCTAACTTCTTTCCAGATGGCATTGACCAAAACGTAGTTGCTAACTTTATTGATATTGTTGCACGCGACTTGTCAGAAGTTATGGCACCGCTTCCAGCGGTAAACTGTTCTGCTGCCAACCAAACTAATGACCGTGCTCGTAAGTTTGCTGACACGCGCACACGTATTGCATCTAATTACTTCAATCATTCTGATTTGCAAGTACAGATGTACAACGGTGCAGACATGTACATCACATACGGTTTCCTCCCATTCATTATTGAATTGGATGAAGAAGCAAAGTTGCCACGTATCCGACTAGAAAACCCAGTGGGCGCTTACCCAGAGTTTGACCGCTACGGACGTTGCGTTGCCTTTGCTAAGAGATACTCAATGACACTAGGTGAGTTAGTTGCGATGTTTCCAGAACATCAAAGCGCACTACTTGGTAGAGATGGGTACAAACAAGACCTTAACGGCATGATTGAAATGATTCGTTATTACGATAAAGACCAAACAGTTCTTTATCTACCATCACGCAACAATATGTTATTGTCGCATGCATCTAATCCTATGAAGAAGATGAACGTAATCATTGCACGCCGCCCTTCACCAGATGGTGAATTGCGCGGGCAGTTTGATGATGTACTTGGTATTCAGTTACTTCGCAACCGTTTTGCATTACTTGCAATGGAAGCAGCAGAGAAGTCAGTACAAGCACCAATTGTTTTGCCACAGGATGTACAAGAACTACAACTTGGTGGAGACGCTGTTATTCGTACAGCAAACCCAGCAGGTGTACGCCGCGTTGAACTTACACTCCCACAGGGTGCATTTACAACACAGCAGGTACTTAACCAAGAACTGCGCGTTGGAGCGCGTTACCCTGAATCTCGTACGGGTAACATTGATGCTTCAATTGTTACTGGACAGGGTGTACAGGCTCTACTTGGTGCATTTGATACACAGGTTAAATCAGCACAGGCTATCTTCTCAGCAGCACTACGCGATGTTATTGCGCTTTGCTTTGAAGTAGATGAAGCATTATTTAACGAAGAAAAAACAATTCGTGGTATTGATGCTGGTTCACCGTTTGCTTTAACATATATTCCTACAAAGGATATTAAAAAAGATTATTCTGCAGATGTAAGATACGGCATGTTGGCTGGATTAAATCCAGCACAGGGACTTATCTTTATGTTGCAGGCACTTGGAGGGGGACTTATCTCCAAGGACATGGCTATGCGTGAACTACCATTCGGCGTCAACGTGACTCTTGAACAAGAGAAAATTGAAATTGAAAAGATGCGTGACGCATTGGTTGGTTCATTAGCATCTATGGCACAAGCAATTCCTCAAATGGCTATGCAGGGACAAGACCCATCAGCACTAGTACGCCAAATGTCAGAAGTGATTAAGGCACGTAAGGCTGGCAAGTCTATTGAAGATGCTATTGAGGAAGTGTTTAAACCTGAGAATCCTCCTGCTGGTGCAGAGGCACAGTCTGAGCAACCTGTCCCCGCTGCTCCTGGTTCCGCTCCAGCAGGAGGCGCTCCAGCGCCACAGGGAAGACCAGACTTACAATCAATTCTTAGTACGTTATCAGGTGAAGGTGCAGGACGTGCAGTAGCACGTACTACAAGAGAACGAGCAATTTAAGGAGTAAATCATGGCAACACCTCGTAAGAGAAAAGTACAAACAGTTGCTGATGAAGGTTACTCAAAGTTAGACCAATATTGCATTTGGCTTAATGAATACTATCGCTCTTTAAAGCGTGCTGGTTTTAATGAAGACATGGCGTATTGGTTATTAACAAATAAAGATTCATACCCTGATTGGGTTAATGGCGTAAGCCCAAAAGATATTATAGACCATATTGAAGAGGAGGACGAATAATGCCAAGAGGCGGATACCGTCAACCTAACAATCCAGCACCAGTGTCAGGACCAGGAATGTTATCAAAGCGTACCGATGGCGGAGCCATTGATGGAATGACACAACCACAGCAGCAATACACAGGCTTAGGTTATGGCAAAACTGGTGAAACTAATCGCATGCAAGGCGAAGCAGCAATGGCTGGCAACCCCTTTCCTACAACTGCAATGCCAAAGATTACACCACTAAGCGCTCCTACTGAGCGTGAATCTGAAGGTATGACATTTGGTATTCCATTTGGTGATGGTCCAGATGGTTTAAACCTTCCTAACATGCAACCAGATATTTTTACAGTATTAAAAGAAGTTGCTCAAAATGACCGTAGTGGAGACACCGAGTTAATTTATCGAATGCTAGAAGATAGCGGGTACTAAGTGGCTCAAGTACCTTTAGACCCATCCGTACTTAAGGTTAGCCCTGGCTTTGCAGATGCTGTAACTAAATCACAGTTACCACCAGACAAGCGCAACATGATTGAGCAAATGTCTCAAACTTATGTTAGAGCAAATAAACTCCTTAAGATTAGCGAAGAAAAGGCTCGTAAAGAGTTTCTTGAACTAGACCCAATTGTGCAGCAAAATATTCGCACGCTTCACCCTAACCAAAAGCGTTTTGAAGCAGAGCAAAACTTGCTAGGCAAAGCCACCCAATTTGCAACCAATAAAATTACTGGTGCCGTAAAAGGTCTTTTTAGCCCAATTATTTTAGGATTTAAAGCAGCAGAAGTTCTTGATAGAACTGCTAATACTCTTGGAAATGTGTATCAACAAACACGTTACCAAGATAAGCCATTTACTAAAAAAGTTTTAACTGATGCTTACAATGGAAAGAATCAATGGCGCTGGGAAGATGTTGCTGCGTATGAAAAGAAATACGGCGAAGCCCTAGTTACCCTTGCGCGTGGTTCATTAGAGTTTAAAACTCCTGGTGAATCTATTGACATGTATGGTAAAGGCATTGATGAAGCAATGCTTGCTGCATTAGAATTTCAAGCAAATGAACCTACTAAGTTTTCTAAACTTCTTGAAGAAGTTAAACAAGGTGCTCAACTTAGCCCTGGTAGAAATCTAGCACAATCTGCAACTAATGTAGGTGGCAACCCAAATAGTTGGGCTGAAAAAGTTGTTAAAATGTTGGGTATTGATTTGTCAACACCTGAAGGTGAAGCAAAGGCTAGAAAACTTACTTCTGGTCCAGTTGACGGTATTTATCAAATATTAAATCCAGGAGACCCATTAACTTATATTGGTGTTGGTCCAGTTATTAAAACTTACACAAAAGGTGTTGGTGGCATAAAAGTTGGCGCACTTGAGGCTTTACAGTTTGCTGGTTTTAGAAATCGTGGTGAGCGTCTAGCGCAACAGTATATGTTTATTGCTGAACGTGGTGGCGACATGGGTATTAAAGAAGCCACACGTTTTGTATTTGAACAACCAGATGTTGTGAAACTATGGGATGAAGAACTTGGTCCAGTTGTACAACGATTTGCTGAAGCAAAGACAAAAGCCGAAAAGGGATTAGTTTACCGTGCTATTCGTGAAGAGTTTCCTGAATGGGCTAATGAAAGCGTAGTTAGAGAACTAGCAAATGCTGGTGCGTTTAACGCACCTACTGCACAAAGGTTTTTTCAAACAGCAGAAAATGGAAAGTACTTACTTGGTCTACGTGTAGACGGTACTGATTTTTACCGCAATGGAATCCCTGTTGCTCGCCGTGGTCGCAAGTTGGCTACAGTAGTACAACAAGATATTCAAAAGCGTTTGTTTGGCGACTTAACTGGCGATGATATTAAAACACTTGACGTATCTGCAAAAGAAGCAGTTGACAAGTTAAAGTTAACAGCAGACAAAGATGATAGTTTATTGTCTCCTTTGCTTGATGAAGTTAATCGTCTTAACAAAGACATGAACACAACAATAGCGCGTGCTCGCCGTATGGCGTCACGCTCTCCTGGTCGCATTCTTTATGGACCAAAGGCTATTGAAACTATTGACGAAGTTCGCAACCTTTTGCATGTTGTAGGTTTCCCACGCCATTGGGCAGATGTTATGGCTGAGCATTTTGTAGACGAAACAGTTGAATATCAAGTCACAATGATTCGCAATCTTTATGCAGCATTTTACAAAAAGATTGGAATGGGCGGACAAAGAAGCGGTGATGCGCACATTACCGAATTGTTAAATTCAACATTTAACGAAAAGGCTGGTATGACAAGCCTTGCTCGCGTTGAAGTTCCACAGGGCTGGGAAGTTGATTTGCCTCGTGCTATTTACAAGTATGATAACGATGTCCCTATTTTAACTAGCCGTGGAATTATTCATCCTGCTCAAATTGCAGATGGCATTGCTCCAATTAATTTTGACATGGCATTTGAATATGCTGCAATGGATAAGTTTGCAGACAAAATAAACTTTATGGAAAACCTTGGCGGTGTTACTCGTAACATAGCAGTACGTAAGGTTACAAATTTCTGGTCTACCTACACTCTTTTCCCAAGACTAGGAGTGCGAAGCGCTATTGACGAAGCGGTATTTGGTTATATGACTATGCCGTTAGATGATTTAATGAAACTAGCAACAGCGCCAGTTAATTCAACTGGTGCACAGATTAAGGCTGCTACTGCCGTTACTGGTTCAAGTTCTGGTATTGGTATGTATAAGCGTGGTATTTATAAATTGTTTCCACACTTAGACCCACGTAAGAAGATTCCAGCAGAAGCACGCCGTAAGATTATTGAAGACCTAGCAGGAGATAGTCCTGTTGGCAATGTGCTACATGCTGAGATTATGAACAGTACTGTAGAACGTGCAATTTCTTTTTATGGCAGAACATTGCCTGCCAGCACTTGGGAATCACTGCGTTTAGTTATGAAGCACAACCCGCAAATGCTTGATTCTGTTGCTCAATCTCTTGGCGCAAAGGCAAGCATGTCTGGCAAGGTTGATGTTGATTATATAGATTCTATGTTTACTGGTAATTCTTGGGATAGATTTTTTCAAGAAATGGGACTTAAGAAGTCTAAAATATACACTCCTCGTGAGTTGAGTAAGATGAAAGACAAGGAACGCGCTATGGCGTTCTATGATAACTGGATGATGCGCTTTGGCTTTAATGGTCAGAGAGTAGCACCAGGGGTTTTTGTAAGCCCTACGCCTTTTTTCTTTGCTAATAACGGATTGCGTAATGCTGAAGATTTAACTGCTGCTAGAAAAGGTATGTTAGAGCAGTTAGATATTCGTTATGATGAAACAACAGGTTTGTTTGTCCCGCGCAAAAGCACTGAATTAGCAACTAACTTTGTTTCTCCTTACGGTATTACTGCTTATTATCGTGGACTAGGCATGTCTGACATTGATATTGCAGATGCGATTATTACAAATATGTTGTTAGACATGAAGGTAACATTCCATGGCACAACTAATGGATTTAATGATACATTGTTTAACCTTGTTAGCGCTAAACGTTCTGAAATTCTTAAAGAAGCACAGGCTAAAAATCAAACTCCGTTTGATACATGGTCTAAGGCTGTTGAAGTAACAGACTTTAAAGAGTTTGAAGAAGCAACTCTTGGCATGATACCTACATCTGGTGAAGTTAACACACGTTTAGTCAACATTGCTGACGGACAGTTTGATGCTAAGGCATTTGAAGAGTTTAGTGGCATAGATGGTTTCTTAGAACGTTATCAAAACTGGGCAATGGACGTTATGGATGCACAGGTAACTGGTTTGTATCGTCAAAAAATGCTTTGGATTACATTAGACCGTAACCTAAAAGAACTTAAGCCATTCCAGGCTAACATTGCTAAAGACCATTTTGATAATTTTCTAGCAAATACACCTAATCGTAGCCCTTCTACTGTAGCCCGTGCTAAAGCACAGGCTGAAGAGTTGGCTGAAAAGCAAGTTGTTGAATTAGCATGGACTGATGCTACAAATACTTTACTTAAGTATGTAGATAATCCGTCAGTACGCTCTAACTTGGCTGTATCTGTGCGTTCGGTAGGACGATTTTATCGCGCAACTGAAGATTTTTACCGCCGTGTATGGCGCCTTTACACAAAGGCTCCATTGCGCACGCTTTACCGTATGCGTTTGATTCATCAAGGCTTAGAAGCCAATGGTGAAGTTTACACAGACAACAAGGGCGACCAGTACATTGTGTTTCCAACAGACGGTATTATTAACAACGTAGTTGAACCAGTAATTCGTACATTTACTGGCAATAATAATTTTCAAGTTCCGCAATTTAATGACCTTGCATTAAAGTTACGTTTAATTAACCCGTCATTTTCACCTGATGCTGGACAGCCAACTCTATCTGGTCCAGTTGCAGCGGTATCTATGCTTGCGGTTAAGAACTTGTTACGTGACTTGCCATTTGTACCTTCATCAATTAAAGAATCAATTAAACCTGCTACATCTGCAGCAGCAGATGCAATTGATACAATTGCATTAGGTAACATTGGTGCAAGTCTTGACTTGCAAAGAGCAATAACACCTATGTTTTTCCAAGGTATTTGGAATACTCTTACCCCGTCAGAAAAAGACCGTCAAAAGGTTAGCGCTGGGCTACAGGCTATCTCATACTTAGAAGCATTTGGCAATGGTGCTCCACGTCAAAAGGATTACATTGGTCGTGAAGACGAATATGTTAGAGCACAATCTTTATACTTAAAGAATCTACGAATTGCTACAAATACAATTGTTGGCTTCCGTAATTTCTTAGGTCAGATTTCTCCTGGTCAGCCTTCGCTACGCGAGACTGCAACTCTTCCTGATTATTTAAAGCAAGCAGGAATAATGAGTCCCAATGCTCAGTTCTGGGACCTGTATAACGGTATCCTTAAGAACGAAGGCACTAATGCTGGCAATGCATGGGAGTTAGCCCTTGCTACATTTGTAGGCAAGAACCCAGGCAAGTCAGCATTTCTTGCGCCACGTAATAATAAAGAATACAAAATCTTTATTAACAAAACAGATAACGTAAAGAACTGGTCTGTTGCTAATAGCAAGTTTATTGAAGACTATAAAGAAGCAGCATGGTTGTTTGCCCCTAAAGTTGGCGAATACAACCCAGATGTTTACGCATGGATGCAGTCAGTTAACCTTGTAAGTATCCCTTCATTTGAAGAGTATCTAGAGCAAGTGCAATTAGCAGTTGATAAAGATACATACTTTAAGATTAAAGAAAATGAAGATGAAAAACTTAAAGTAACTAATGACACTACATTGCGTAAGTTACTTATTGCTGAATCACAGCGCAATCGTAGCGCTTTGCTTACAGCAAACCCTTTACTTGCTGCTGAAATTGAAGGCAAATTACAGGCTAAGGGTGGATTAACGAATAGATTATTTAATCTAAATGCAGCAGTTCGAGACCCTAAGGCTCCTATTAGCAAAGAGTTGCGAGCAACATTTAGATATGCACTTGATGAAATCAATGGCTTTATAGCCTTTGCTAATGACAATGATAACAAGGATGCATACGATTACTCAGGTAATAAAGCAGCAGCCAAGGCTAAGGTACAAGCAATCATTGATGATTTGTCTGAATCAGTACCAGAAATTAAAGAAGCAAACCGTTTAATCTTAACACCACTACTTAACTCATACTCAAGAGATACCATCTCTGCTGGACCGAAAGGGTAATCAATGGCTAGAACAGCAGATGAAGCAAGAGCAGCAGCCGCTGCAACGGCAGCAGCAAATGCAGCAGCAAATGCCAAAACTGCAGGAGATGTGGCAGCCCTTGAAAAGCGCTTTGGTCCAAATGGAGACCTTAGTATTGAGCAAGATAACTATGGTAACTTTCGTCTTGTAAAGAACGCAGATGGTCAAACTGTACGTGTTTACTTTGTACCAGCAGCAAACGGTATTGATTTTAGTATTGCTACTGAAGCACAAGCAGTACAGTTGTACAAGAAAAACGCAGCATCAGGTGGCGGTCTTGAAGCATTACGTAAGAAGTTGTATGAACTAGGTTTTATATCTAAGCCTGACTACACACGCAAAGATGAATCAGCACTTAACAATGCAATCATTGATGCTGCTAGTGCACATACTATGGAACAAGTGCAGAAGTACACCCTTAATCCAGGGCAAAAGAAGTATGAGTTTACTGGGTTTAGTGGATGGCTTAATACAAAGAAGTCAGGCATTACGCCTGACAAACCACCTATTGATACTGAAGTTCAGAAGACTGACAAGTTAAATACTGACCAAGATATTGATGCATTTGTGCTTGATATGCTAGGTAGAGATGCAACTCCTGAAGAAAAGAACTTATACTATAAGTTGGTATCAGAAGAGCAGGCTAAGGCTAAGCGTAAGACTACAGTTAAAGGCACTACTCAAACCTTTGAGAGTGAGTTCTTAAACGAAGATGATTACTTCCGTATTGCTGCATTAGTAATTGAACCTACATTAAAGGGTACTCCACTAGAAGGCATTGGCAAACTAGGCGGTAAAGTAGCAAAGCAAGTATCTGAAATTAAAACTTATGCCGCTGATTATGGTGTAAGAATTGATAGTAAGCAAGCACTTGATTATGTAATAGGTGGTCTTGGTGTAGGTGGCAGCCTAGGTACAGGTGCTATTGACACACAGAAGAATATTATTCGTGAACTATCAAAGGCTTTCTATTCAAACTTAGCACCGTTGATTGACAACGGTGTAAAGATTTCAGATATTAGTAAGCAGTTTGCTACATACAAAGGCAAGGTTCTTGAACTGCCAGATGAAGCAGTAGATATTTTTGATGAGGACATTCAGACAGCATTGCGTAATGATGGCAAGCCTGGTGTTATGAGTTTGACAGATTACCAAATCAAGTTACGTAATGACCCACGCTGGTCAAAGACACAGAATGCACGGGAAGAGGCTGCTGGTTATGCACAGTCTATTCTTAAGTCGTTCGGATTGATAGGCTAATGGCTAGAAGAGACCCCTTTGTATCTGGTTTAATGCCAGTTGTAGATGAGCAAACTAAAATTGCGGCAATGCGTGCTGCTGCAACACCAAAATTTCAATCACCCGTTGAGGCTGCATTAGGTCGAGACATTGGTTCATCTACTGCTGCAAAAGCAGAAACTGCAGCAGAACGTCTTGAACGTATTAGATTAGAACGTGTAGAAACGCAGGCTGGAGAAAACCCAGACAACCCTAAGCCAACCGAGGACCCAGGTCCAGGAATGTATTGGGCTAACTTTGGTGGTGTTTGGCGTAAGTATAAATCTCCAACAAGCACAGAAACATCTACTGGTAAAAAAGAAAAATCTCGTAAAGATAATGGCGATGGAACATTTACTGTTACATACGATGATGGTACTACTGAAATTATTGGTACTAAAAATAACAATAACTCTAATAGTGGTAATCCTGATAAAACACTTGTATCTACAGATATAGATGATGCAACTGGTGACACTATTGGTTACTTTAGCGATGGCTCTAAAATAGTTCTTAATAAAGGAACTGGTCCAGTACAAAGCGCAGAGTTTAAAGATGCCTATGCCTTACTAAGTCAGACATTCCGTGACTATGGATTAGAAAGTTTAGTACCTGCAATTGAAGGCTTTATGAAGCGCAACCTTGGTCCTAATCAAGCAGCAATTGAGTTGCGTACTACGCCTGAATACATCAAGCGTTTTAAAGGTAATGACTTACGCCGTGCTTCTGGTAAGAATGCATTGACTGAGGCTGAGTACCTAGCAGTTGAAGATGCATATGACCAAACACTTCGTGCTTATGGTCAGCAGAACTACTTTGGTATTGACCGTAAAACTAAGCAAGAAAAGGCTGCCGAACTTATTGGCAATGACATCTCTGCCGTAGAGTTTAAAGACCGCATTCAATTAGCGGTTGACCGTGTACAGAATGCGGACCCAATGACTAAGAATGTTCTTAAGCAGTTCTATCCTACGCTTAATGAGGCTGACCTTATTGGTTACTTCCTTAACCCTATAGATAACTTACCTAAGTTGCAGGAAAAAGTTACAGCATCTGAGATTGGTGCTGCTGCTAAAGGTCTTAACCTTGCTACTGATGTTGCTGCAGCAACTGACCTTGCCAAGTATGGAGTTACTCAAGCACAAGCCCGTGAAGGTTACTCAACAATTGCTAGCATATTACCTGGTACTCAAAAACTTGGTGATATTTATGGCGAATCTGACATTAAGTATGCACAGAAAGAAGCAGAAGCCGAAGTCTTTAAGGGTAATCAAGATGCAGCAACTAAGCGTAAGCGCTTAGCCTCTATGGAACGTGCCGCTTTTAGCGGCAGTTCTGGTACAGGGCAGTCAAGCCTAACAAGAAATACACAAGGCTTACTCTAAAAAATAGAATCCAGAGCGGACCCACCAGCCCCGCCTGCGTATAAGACTGGTAGCAGAAGCCAGACGGTATTCCCCAATACCGAACCTGTGGTCTGCGATTCAACTAATGAGATGGGAGAACGGTTGCTATGAGCAACAACTACTGGGACGAAGAAGAAGACGACATCGATACAACTCCAAACACTGAAGAAGGCGCAATGAAACAATTGCGCAAGGCTAAGCGTGCGGATGAAAAGCGTATCAAGGAGTTAACCGAGCAACTTGAAACATTCACTAAAGCGCAACGTGAAGCAGTTATCAAGAAAGTCCTAGAAACAAAAGGCGTAAGTCCTAAAGCGGCACGATTAGTAGCACGAGAGATTGAAGGCGACTTCACTGAAGAGACAGTTTCTAACTGGCTTGATGATAACGCTGAAGTCTTTGGACTACAAGTGCAGCAGGAACAGCCTGCAAATACCCTTGACCGTGCAGCCCTACGGCAGCAGGACATGGTAACACAGCAGGCGATGACGCCTGATGCCGACCAAAATCTGGCATACCAAGTAGACAACGCTTCGGAAGAAGAACTGCTTGCCATGATTTATTCAGGCAAAATTAATTAACAACAACCGAATCTAATACCCTCATAAGGAGGTGCAATAAATGGCTAATGCATATACAACCACAGGCTCCAACTCGCTTGGAGGTACCGTTGGTGGTGCTGGTCTCGTACAAAAGGCTTATGACCGCCTCGTCGAGTTCGCACTCCGTGCACAACCACTAATCCGTTCAGTTGCCGATAAGACACCTGCACGTCAAAGCATCCCTGGTTCATCAGTTGTTTTGCAGCGTTATGTTGACTTAACAAAGAAGACAGCAACACTCACAGAAACAGTTGACCCAGATGCAGTAGCGTTGGCAACACCAACCTACACAACAATTACTCTTGCAGAGTATGGTAACGCAGTACTTGTAACACGTGCGTTGGAACTATTCAGCCTTGCTGATGTAGACCCAGCAATCGCTAACATCATTGCGTTCAACATGGCAGACTCAATTGACGAAGTTGCTCAGACAGTGCTACGCGCTGGAACGAACGTACTTCGTGGCGGAACTGCTACATCTCGCGGAACAATCACATCTTCTGACACATTTACTTCAGCACTTGCTCGTAAGGCAACCGCTAAGTTGCGTTCAGAGAAGGCTATTCCTCGCAAGGGTTCACTCTACTGGGCTGGTATCCACCCAGAAGTTTCACATGACCTTCGCGCCGAAACAGGCGTAGGTTCATGGCGTCAGCCACACGAGTATCAGTCAAATGATGCTATTTGGGCAGGCGAAATTGGTACATACGAAGGTGCTTTCTATGTAGAGTCACCACGTCTGTACTCAGACAAGTTAGGTGCAGACCGCACAGCACTTGCAACTACAGCAGTAACTGTAGCAGCAGCATCAGCAGCGACATCATTTGGTATCGCTTCTTCTTCTGCTATCGCAGCATCTGCACAGCCTGGAGATAAGATTTCAGGAACAGGCATTGCGTCTGGTTCTCTTGTTGTATCTATTACAACAACTGGTGATACATCAACAGTTACTGTTGACACACCATTCTCTGCTGCTGTTACATCAACTACAACAATCACTGTTACACCTGAGACAAAGGTATTCAATACCTACTTTGCAGGACAGCAGGCATTGGCTGAGGCAGTTGCCGAAGAGCCACACGTTGTAATTGGACCAGTCGTTGACAAGTTGATGCGTCACCGTCCACTCGGATGGTACGGCGTACTAGGTCACGCTATCTACCGTGAAGAGGCTCTATATCGTATTGAGACATCTTCATCAATTGACTTTGTGTAAGCAATAGTTAACTGACGACAGAGCAGGGGCAGTAATGTCCCTGCTTTGTAGTAAGTCAACTAAGGAGACTAATGACTAAGTATTACTTAAATCCTCCTACGGAGGAGTATGGTCCAGCAGGCGGTGGACGTTTGTTTATCCGCTATCGCTTGACACGAGGCATCAGTCTTATGCGCAACAACGGCGTTTGGTCTGAGATTAGATTTCCTACCGAAGACATCATAGGAGAGGCTGACAAGTTTTATCTTGGTGGCAGTGAATATGAAATTGATTTAGGTACATACGATTCTTTGGTAGCACAAGGATACGGGGCATACGTAAGGAC